TTGCCTTAGCAGTAGCATAACCATCTTTATCATAGTCGGCTGCAGACTCAATTTTCGTGGTTGCGGCGGCTACAGAGTCTACTACAATAGTCACTAGTTTATCTTTGTTCTTTTCGCGAATTTTTACAATGATATCTTCCATTGCTTCAAAAACATCCTCAATGGTATCAAGAGGAATATAAAGCATCTTATCGACATCAACTCCTATGGCGGTTAAGAACTGTGCATCTAGTGCTGATTCAGTATCAATATATATTGCCACACCGTCTTGCTTTTGTGTAGAAGCAATTACGTGAGCTGCAAGGAGGGATTTACCGCTTTGCTCTAGGCCCGTAATCTCAACAATTTTACTAACAGGCAAACCCCCGTTTGGTCTGTTAGAGATCGCCAAATCGAGAGGTGTACATCCAGTGGATACCCACGAAGTAACATCTGTTGGTGATTCTTCTCCCCCATTAAGAAAGTAGGCAACTTTATTATATTCTTTACTGAATTTCTTATTTAGCGAAGATGCTAATTCATCAGTAAGACTTCCCCCATCCAGGGCTTTATTGTTGGATTTTTTAGCCATATTAACCGAATAAATCGTCTATTTTAGAATCGAGGTCAACTTTTTCTTTTGCAGGTGTTGTAGCCTCTACTGTTTCCTGCTCTTCACTTGGTGCTAAGTATTTTTGAAGTGATTCTTTCATTTCATCAAATGAGTACTTATTAAATAAATCAATAACATTCTTTTGATTCTCGAGGAACGACTCAATAGTTTCAGCACTATCTGAAAGTGGGGTTTGAACTGGCTTAACACGAACAGTAGTTGTGTCATACATTTTACCAGTTTCTGCTGCTGGAATAACTTCTACAGTAACATCTCGTCCCTGAGCAATATCAGTAATGTCACCATAATCTTCATCCATCATAACCCCAAGGAGTTCTTGGTAAACCATCTTACCAAATTCCCAAAAACGTACACCTTTATCTTCTTCACCTCTAACAATTACAGGTGCAAACGTACGCATTTTAGGGTAAAGTTTCTTTGCTAATGCCATATTATCTGGGTCATTAGACTTACGTAATTGTGATGCAAACTCCAAGATTGGATCAGACTCATCAAAATTTGAGAGTGACATCATTCTGGGTTTGTCAATACCGAAGTAGAAATACAATTCAGTAAATGGTATTTCTTTATTATGCTTATAAGGCACAATACGAATAACTGATTTTTCACCACTAGGTGGTTTCCAAAAGTTGGCTTTATAGTCTGATTTTGACTTGCCGTTGGACTTATTTTGCAAGCGGTCCATGCGCTTTCTAATTTCATCTAGATTCATGACCTTTTAATTTTGGGTAAATATAATACCCTAGGTCAGGAAATCCAAATTTTACCAGCGGGCCTTTACAAACAACTAAAATATCTTTCCCCCCTATCACAAAGGATAGTAACTACATTTTTAGCATATTTTTCTTCAATTAATCTTTCTGCAACTAAAAAATTAGCGGCAGCAGAAAAACCTACGAATAAACCATATTGCTTAGCTAATGATTTAGATTTTTCAATTGATTCCTCAGTAGATACCGTTTCAATACGATCTATATCTTTTAAGTCTACTAAAAATTTACTACCATCTCCTATACCCTGAATACCATGTAGTCCAGGTTCTCCACCTGACATAACTGGAGATTCAGCGGGTTCTAAAGCTACTAATTTACATACCGGGTATCTATTTTTTATAAATTTACCAGCACCCATTATAGTTCCTCCTGTTCCTGTACCTGCTACAAAAGCATCAATAGGTTTATTATAATCAAAATCTTTACAGATTTCCATGCCTGTAGTATACCAATGAGATTCTATATTTTGTTCGTTATGAAATTGATTAAAATTAAACCAACCATTATCTTTAGCTAATTTATTTCTAAGTAAAATAGCACCATCAAAATCACCAGCAGGTACCTCTATTAATTCAGCACCAAACGATTTTAACATAACTTTGCGTTCAGTACTCATATTAGAAGGCATTACTATAACGCATTTAAAGCCTAGATTAGCACAAAACATAGCTAATGAAATGCCCATATTACCCGAAGTAGCTTCAATTATAGTGTCTCCAGGTTTAAGTTTACCATTGCGTATAGCTATTTTTAAAATCCAAGCTACAGGCCTATCTTTTACTGATCCACCCGGATTTAAAAATTCTGCTTTACCCCATAGAGTACCATTTGGGAACTCAAACTTTAGTAGGGGGGTATTACCTACCGTATCTAACAATAACATAACCTTTTATTTAAATTATTCTACTTCAATGATTGTTTTTAAACGTGTTCTAACTTTTTTAAATCCACCAGGGCGAGTTAAAAGAAGACTATTTCGGAACCGCGTCCAATCCACTTGATACGTAGTATCTAAGACACCATTATTTAAATATCTTATTACTTCGTTTAAAGCATTTATAGTATATAAAGTATTAGTTTGTTTTTTCCTATGTACAAGTATAGTATTTGGTAATTGTAGGTTGTAGACCGGACCGTCTATATTATAGGTCAACATTGTTTTATTGTCATCTAATGCAACTAGAACAAAAATCTTATTAAATAATATATCGTGCTCCTCTAATATTCTTTCTACAACTTCATTTACCCCTTCATCTTGCAGGAAGGTGCAATAAAGTTTATTGTTCATTTGAGTATATATTGTGTTATTCTACAATAAATATCAAAGGTCCTTTAAAGAAGAGTACGTATACCCTTTTTTAATTTTAATTGGAAAATCAGATGAAACTATTGCCTTAATTGATTGAAGTGTTTCCTTACCATCTTCGACCGCAAAATCTATTAATATAGAGTCATACACATATAAAATTATCTTACTCTTTTTATCTTCAAGTAACTTAAATAACCTAGATAACATTGTAAAGTTATACTCCGTTTCAAATGCTTGAATATAATAATTAAATAGTTTTTGGGGTGTCATGTTTTTATAATTACTCTTTAAAAGCTTGCGCCTCGCAATTACAGTTTTAACGTAACCTCGAGTATTAAACTCACTCCATAATGTGTTTACAAATTGTTGTGCTTTACTAAAATATTCATGTTTAAGGTATTTACGGTTTATACCCCCATACATTTGTTGGAATGTTAGTTCCTTACTTTGCTTATACATTTTAGCATCTACCTCTTCAGTATCAAAATACATTTTTGCCATTTGTATGTGGACTGATTCGCTTTTATCTAACTCACCCCCTGATAAACGCGCTATAATTCGTGGGTGATAACCCTCGAAATCCATTTCAATTAACAAATCATTATTTGCCTCAAAGCCGTCTCGTTCGCCTGTATCGTGTTTTAAAGCTGAGAAATTAACGCTATTAAAGTTGTTTGTAGGGCGTCCTGTTGTTGTGCAAAAATTATACCATCCGTAAATTTTATCTTCATTAATGCTAAATTTTTCATTTATGTCAAAGTGTTTTTTAAACTCCTGGTTAGTTTTAAAGCCCTCACCTACCATTTTTGCTAATGTAGGAGTAAGTATTTCATTATACCACCTATTTGATTCTTCACTCTTATAATTAAGTATGTACGGGTAAATCGCATTAAATTCCTCCTCTAACGCCTCGTAGTGCTTTGCAAGTGGAATGATTTTATTCACGTTATTTGCGCCGTATTTGCGCTCATAAAACGTATGAGTGCCCGTTTTAGGTAATCCCTCTAGTGGTTCGTTTTTTAATAAATAATATATGCTTTGTATATCCGTATAAGGGAGTGTGGGGATGTGTAGTAAAGCTTTTATTTTTTCTTTTACAAATATATTTGTGTAGGATCTTAAATGTTTTATAGGTAAATTAAGCCCAAACGCCTCTGGGTGATCTAAATTAATAATAAATCCTTTTTCCTTACTAAATGAGTAAATGTAAAGGGCACAAAGTGATTGTAATTTAGGATGCACTTCATCATTATTAGTAATAAATTGAAGATAGCATTTATCTCCTTCATCACTAAAAAAACGTTCTAATTGGTCTTGTGTTTCTATGAGGTAGTACATACCTCAAATATATGAAATTTATTCTTGGGAACCAAGCCCTTGCCATACAGCACACCAATAGTTATTTTTTATATTTGCTTTCCATCTAGTACAATTACCATTTTGATTGAATATACAATTCCCACAATATTGATGGTTTGGTACGTTAGGGTTATCTATACTATTGATTTTATTATTTCCTATTTGGTAAGCTGCTGGTAGAGGTTTAGGTATAAATTCACCTGTAGGATATGTTCTAGATTTGGGTGTAATATTTACTACTCCTCGTTTAAGGGCATATTGGCCTTTATTAGGAAAAAAGTTAGTAATTCCCGGTAGTTTTGATTCATATATTCTAAGGGTTTTAAAATTTTCTTCTTCGTTATTTTCTATTAAAGACCAACGGATTGAAAATATTTTATGTAAGTCTCTATTATAATTTCTTTTTTTAAAATTTTCAAAAACATCTCTTGATACTTCAAAATAACTTCTAGAGTTTATCCTAGTTACTATGTATCTATTAAAATAACCATCTGCGTAATTTACCGCTGTAGGGGGAGGTTGGTCTGTAGGGATAGGGATATGATTATTTTGTTTACTAGCTATTTCAGGCTTTAAGGCGGAGTATATTCTATTATTTACAGGAAGTTCATTTAAATTTCTAAGTCTTTTTTTAATTTTTGTTAGTTCTCCTATAATAGATTGTGGATCAGCACCCGCATATGTTTTACCATTTGAAGTTAAAATATAATCCCCCTTATAGGGAAGATTAGTTGTTTTTAACCTAAATTCTTCCCCATTAGTATATAATTTTTGATATCTATTTTTAGGTAAATAAGCCATTATCCAGTAAATATATTTGCAGCACTAGGATCTAGATTTAATCTTGTGTTATCTGTGTGTATAATGCTTGTATAACCTGCATTTCCACTATTTAATTCAATAGTTAAGGGTGGTCCTGGTTTAACTGAAACGGTGTTATCTTCATTTCTAAACAATCCACCTTCTGTTAGATTGCCTCGCGAATAGGTATCTAGATATTCATTTACGTCAGCTTCTACTTGGGTGGGATTATAATTTTGCCATGCATCAGGATCTGCTGTAGGGATTTGTATATTTGCAGTTTCAATTGTTATTTTATTTTCTTCAAATACAACATAAGTTGCAGTCGGAATAGCTGTTACATATTCTTGTATAGGCTGACCACCTATCATACTAAATTGTAACGCAGCATTAGAAATAGTAAATTCATATATTCCATTTCCTATAAATCCTCCTTCTACTCTATTTGGTATAATAGCCTCTACAGTAGCTCCAAATTCATTTTGGCTAAAGCTTGATGCTGGTTCAAAACCTAAATTTCTACGTATACCCCCAATAAGAGGTTGTTCTATTCTAATTAAGAACGATCCTTCTGGGCCTGGACCTGATAAAGGCCTAATTGTAACTAATGATAATTCATTTATTTGGGCTTCTGCAATTGCAGCTGCGGTAGCGGCTTCTGCTTCTGGTTGTGGGTCTAGATCACTATATATTGTTTTTAGATTAACCTTTGGTGAAGGTAATATGGTCATTTTACCACTAATATCTGTTGTCCAATCACCTCCTGCTGTTATTTTTTGTTCTTCATTAAAAACTATAAACCCTATATTAGTTTTAGCATATGCTCTAGGTAATCTATCTTTTTTTATTTTAAACATATTACCAATTACTATCCCCGAAATACCATCTAATGTAGCACTAAATTCTAAAGGAATAACAGAAGCAAAAGTTGAATCCTTATCTAAAGCTTCACTAATATAAGTTGAGTTTGCCTGGTAATCTTTTAATATACCAGAAATATTACCTCCTAAAAGATCTCTTCCCTGTCTTTTTGCTGAAAGGTTTTTAAAAAATTGGGTTTGAAATAGTTTAAGTTTTTCTCTTAGCCTTTTTCTTTTTCTTTTTAACTGAGATGCTTGACTTCTGATATCATTTTTAGTTTTTTCCCAAGTAGGAGTAATATCTTTACTTTGTATCCTATTTTTAATAGATCTATTAAAAGCAGCAAAAGTAACTCCATCTATATCTTGGATACTTCTTGGATCTTGTGCTTGTATAGCAATAGTAGATGATAAAGCACTAGGTACATTACTAGTATATTCAAATTTTCTAAGTACATTTTTATTACTAAAAGGAATAAATGTATGTAAATCTTTAGGAATTTCTCCTTTATCTACAGGTAAATCTATTATGAATACATTATTAGATTCTTTATCATCTGTTAATACAAAATTATGATTTGAGCATGCTTGATTTACTTTATTCCAAATATCTACAATAAAGTTACCAACAGTATAATCTTTATTATCTGCATTTTGTGTAGCTATATCATCAATCATATTGATATTTAAAAATATATTACCTATTCTTCTATTTTTATCATCTTCGATTAATCTTGTACTATTACTAAGAGGAAGATCATCATAAGTAATGCCTCTATTAGTTTTATCATAAATAGCCTCTGTGTACGCTTTAGGAAAAATATTTAAGTCTGGTAAATACCCTAATTGTGATTCTACTATACTTCCTTCGCCTTTAGAAAATTGCAATGGTAAGATACAAATATTAGGATCAGTAGAAAAATCTATTACCTCTCGTTGGTCAGTTTCTTCATTATAATTGGTAATACTTACAAATTTTAGGGGATCTAATTTTGATTCTTTACCATCAAGATCATATATTCTATCAGCAATTATGTTAATAGGGTTTTTTAAAGTTTCATTTTTTGGGATAAGGGCATCATTAATTAAAATTGTTAAAGCATCCCACCTAATGTAGGGTTGATCGTTTCTAAATAGACCTATTGATTCTTTTTTGTATGTAGCTCCAGAGGGTAGTTTTTCATCTCCTGTAATTGTCCCCCCTCTAGGGATTATGTAGTTTCTTAGTTCTTCTGCTGAAGATAAATTCAGTTTTTTTAATAATACTGCTTGTATTGTTTCTGCTTGGAACCTTAGTAAATCACGTAAACGATTTTGTCTTGTAGTAAAATCTGCTCCCGAATCTAATCCTAGATTTTCATTAAGTTTACTTATTTTTTCTAAATTTTCTCTTTTTTCCTCATTTGATTCTTCACTACTAAACATTCCCTCCCAGGTAGAAACATAATGTAAATTATAATTCTCATCATATTCAGGGTATATTTCATTAAGATTATCACTAAATATATCTGATTGGGCTAAATTATTTGTATTTAAAGTAAAAGAATTAAAAGTTGCATAGTTTTTTAAAGACTTAGTTAAACCTTCTAGACCATTATATTGGGGAAAAACACCTTTTTCAAAAGCTTCATTAAATTGTTGGGCATCAACTACTACACTTGTAATAGTTTCATCATCCCCAGATACTGTCGCCGTATAATTATTTCCTGTGTTATTAGTTTGTTTTCTAACTTTTTCGGTTTTTTCTATTACTATTTTAGAGGCAATATCACTATCTTCTGTTGATCCCCCTTCAGATAAATTATTAGTTATAAGAGGATTAAAAGTAGATACATTACCAATTTTTATACTTTCCATTACTTCACCTATAGAAACCATTTCTGTATAGCAAGAGTATCCTCCGTCTTCTCTTGCTTGAAATCCGAAATTTTTTACAAATCCTAAAAACCCATCATAATTACCTCCTGCTTCTTCTTTTAAATCATTAATAGCATTAAATACTATTTGTTGGGTAATATCATTAGTATAAATTAAAGACTCATCAGTACCATTTATTTTTAATTTATCTTCTACTAATCTTAAATTAGATCGTATTTTACCTGTATTACTGATATAAGGTGCCCAACCCCATTCTAATAATACATTATACCCAGGTCTCATATACAACATTTCTAAAATTTCAAGTTGTCTTCTATTATGACATTCAAAATTTACTTTTGCTTCTCGTAATGAACCATATGCACTTTTAGTTCTTATATCTGCGTCTATAATTCCAGGCATAGGAACTATACCAAAACCATCTGGATCTGCGTCTGCTCCTATCCCAAAATCACCATAACCTAAATTTGTTTTAAGACCAGGTTTAGGAAAAGATTCTCTAGGGGTAGTAGCTCTTTTAAGTATTTTTTCACCATTAATATTTCGAGCAAAATCACTTAATACGCCCCCTTCTAATATAAAATTTTGAGATAAAGAGGCTCCTTTTAATCTTTCAAAACCAGCATCTCCTGGTCTACCATATCCACCTATTTCTAAATTTACATCACTTACATAATCAACTAATGATGTCATTCTTATTACACACTGCTTACTAAGGGTATAATTATAGTAAGCATCGGGGGATATATCTATTCTTGTTGATTTTCCATTTTGTAAGGTTACTGGATTTAGGTTTCTCCTAACACTTCTTACTCCCTGGTCATTAGTATTTCCCAGATCAATCAATTCTTCTCTAACTGCTAATTGATCTCGTACATAATTTCTAAAAGTATCCTTAAAAATACTCATCTATTATTATTGTTAAAGCCAGAAAATCTATCAACATATTGAATAGGGTCTGCTGGAATTCTTATTTGTTCTCCTAAAGCTACATGGTAACTATCCTTTCTAATTTTATTAGGATTAGCGGCTGCTATTACCCACCAAAACTGAACATCATTATAAAACTCAAAACTTAAATTATCTAACCTGTCACCATCTTGTGTTATAATATATTGATCATCTCTACTTAGAGGGATTTCAGGTAAGATAGTATTAATATAATATCTTTTAGTATTACGGTTTCTTAATTGTTTTATATCGTTAAAACGTCTCATATTTTAAAAAGTAAGATTAAAAGCTGATGTATCAAGTGTATTAAGATTTACTTCTGGAGCTGTTTCAGTAGTAGTAGGTACAGATAATCCTGGAGCCCCAGGTTCATCTGTTAAAGAAGGTAAGGATTTACCTAATTCTTCATTATCTGATACTACTGGTTCTTGTTTTTGGGGTTTAAAAGTAACATCTGGTATAATAAATGGTGTAGTAGGACTATTAGTGGGTGCAAAGTTGTGAATTGGTTGGAAATTACAACTAACATCTAAAATATGTGGATATTGATTTACATCACTATCTAAACCTTCAGGATCGTGTTGAATTTCCCAAGGGTAGCTGGTTTGCCAACTTAAATTTACTGAAGTGAAAAACCCGGGTATTTCATGTATCCAATCTCCTATAGTAAGTCTAGAAAACACACCCCTCATCCTTCTATTTCTATATTCTGGGGCAGTTTGGGCAACTAAATAATTTAATTTTTCCCATAAAGGTTTTTGTTCATGTCTGGTTTGTGAATGAATCTTAAATCCAAAATCTATACCTCTTTGAAATCCTCCATAGGTATAAAATTCTTCAGCTCTACCATTATATTTGTAACTATTCCAGGTTCCTGTATAGCTATCATTTAAACTATCTAAAAATGCTCTAAATAATATAACTTTATCATTTAAAGGATTATCATTATCTACTACTGCTATTCTAAATTTAATATAATCAGTTAAATTAGGATCTTGAAGATCTTCTCTATTAAATATAGCTTGGGCTGAAATTTGGTCTATAGTATCAATATTATAAACGTTACGTTCTTCTCCTTGACGTTCAATTCCAGGACTACCTAATTTATATAGTCCTATTCTTGTTCTGTTATCTGGAATAGGTTTGCCTATAGGTTTATTATCAACTGTTCCACCTACATCTCTATAGTCTTTATGTAATTGGCTTGGTATATCACCTTGTCTTAACTCAAATAAATTAAGATTAAAAATTGGTAAGTAACCACCATTATCTCCTATATCATTAAATGGGTTACTTTTGTATCTTTTTATTTCTGTAGTGCCGATTCCAAATACAGAATGCGCACCCCCGCTATATGATTTGATTAAATCTTCTCTTATGGGGCTGCTAAGTATAAAACGATTATGTAATCCTTTTAAAGTATGGTCTGAGGGGCCTAAAAACCCTGGATTTTTTTCTTCCTCTATAGCTTTAATTTCATATTTAGGGCCTCCTTTAGATGGGTCATAATTAAATCCTGATTCAAATTTTGTATCTATTAAACCGTCTTTTCTAAATCTTACCCCTGCTGTTCCTGTTCCTGCTGTTAATAATGTATTAACAGGAAGAGTTAATCTGTTTCGTGGTGAAGTTAAATTTTGTGGATTAGTAGCAGTTAAAGCTAATTGAGCTGCAGACCATGCTAATCCATTAGGGCTAATTAGGACTTTACCTAATCTTTCTAAATCAGTAGCTGCTCTTTTAGCTAGTGTTATTGCCCCACCCCTAACGAAATTATCAGTAACTTCACCTACTAATTCAAAAATAGGATTTGTATTATCATTTTCTACTGGAGGTAAAGGATTACCATTAAAATCTTTTACTATTAAAGGGGGATCAGTATTAGCATTATCCCCATATGTAAATGATCTTTGTCTAAATTGTTGGGTAGAAGTTGTTCCGTCAGGGAGATTTATAGTAAATGACCCATCTTCAGCATCAAGTAAAAGATTTTTTAATTGAATTGCCATAGAACATATTAATATCCGTAAAAT